TTCAAACTTAGCATCGTCTCTTTTATTCTGTCCAGCACGACGAGTTCTAGCAGCAGTCTGTCTTGCTTTAGAAGTATCTAGTAAATCTTTCTCTCTTATTCTCCTTAATGTTTTTCTTTCTTCTGGAGATGCAGTTTTCTTATCAACTTTTTTTTGTAAATCAGCTACATATTTTCTAAATTTTCTAGATTCTTTAGATGACTGTTCAGCAATATAAGACATTGATCGTGATCCTGAACCTGTACTTACTTTTTCACCCCCAGTACCAACCTTGTCTGTTACCTGATTACTAAATCCAGATTCAGGGTTTACACTATTATCTCCAACTTCATCTGCACTATTACTTCTAGTACTAGTTGGCTTACTTTTATTTTTAGCTAGTTTTTTAGCTAATTTTAATTTTCTATTAATAGCGTCAATAGTCTTTCTGTTTCTTCCACCAGGAAGAGACTTTCTAGGAGCTTTTAAAACTTTTTTAGCTATATTTATACCAGTCTTTAAACCACCAACCATATAATATCCTATCTTTTTCTAACGCAGCCAACACCACGAAGTGCTTTACCTGAACCTCTTCCAACTTTACCACCTTTTTTACGAATTTCAAATCCACCCATAGCCTTAAGTTCATCTTCACTAGGAGCCTTACCTCTACCAAGTAGACCCATTTCTCTTGCTACATTACTTCTAGGCTCTGCCCATGTTCCTATATCCAGAGGCGATCCCCTTTTATTAATTCCCTGTAGACCAGCCATTGTACGCCTTCTCTTTTGTTTGGGAGATTGGTTTAAAGGAGGAGGTGTTTTAGAACGAGGAAATCCAGCCTCAACTGATTGTCCAGCTACAGAACTTCCAGGAGGAGGATATAGACCTGGAGCAGGAACCATTGTTCTTCTCATCGTACTACTTGGAGAAGGATACTGATCACCCTTCATATCTCTTCTCTGTTCCCTAGTTAGTTTAGCTATCTGCGCCCTTGCTTGTCTTTCTTTTTTTGTACCTTTACCTGGAGATTTTTTACTACTCTTCTCTCCACTCTTCTTTTTACTCTTAGGTTTAGGACTTCCTGCCTCTTTCCATTTTTTAACAGAAGAGAATCCAGCAGCCTTTGCCTGTTGCTTTATATGGGGGGCAATAGTGGGTCTACCCTTTTTAGTCTTACGAGTCTTACTAATTTTTTTAGCTATCTTTGCACCAGTCTTTAAAAAACCAACCATAGTGTTAGTCCTTATACTCTTTAGGAGATTCGGAAGAATAATCCACAACTACATCCTTCTCAGGACCAACTACACTTGGTCCTTTTCTCGCAGCCCCATACCCCTGACCAGTCGGCTTACCAGTGAATGACTGAACGAAGTCATCATAAGCCTTCTGTCCTTTAGTGGTATCAGGATAGTTTCTAAATCCTACAACTGGCATGTCATGCCCTCCCTTTAATTTTTTTAAGTGTTAAGGCAAGCCTAGCTCTACGAGCATTTAAGCCTTTACCTTTTGCTAACTTCGTTAGAGTACTAACAGGAATTGTTTCCCCCTTTTTAATACCTAAAGATTTTCTTAATGACCCAGGTTTCTTAATTGCTTTCTGAATCCAATTCTTATCTTTCTTCTTCTTAGACATCTTAATCTCCCTAGGAATATTAGCTCTGCTAATAGTCACTATACTTGTCCACCCTTTTTATAACCTTGCATAACCTTACTACCACCTATCATACCACCACCACGTTTGTTAGTTTTCTTTTGGGATTTCTTTTTAGGTTTAGGTTTAGTAGGTAAAGGTATATCCTCTGTGGTAAGACTACCACCAGTTCTATCTCCACCAACGTCATCTTTTCCTTTATGTGCCATATCTAATTGCTTCCTTTAATTAATGGATTGTCAGCACCTACAGGGCTGTAAGGCGTATTCATATCGTCTTGTCTAGTTCTTCTAGCTTGATTACGCAACCCATCAATAGCTGCTGTGTACTCTGCTTGCCATGCTTGAATATCACTAAAACTTTTCATAAAAAAAGATGCTTCTACCATACTTGCGTAAAATAGAGCATCATAACAGAAATCACTAAAATAATTATTTGGCGCAACAGAACTTAAAGTAGTAGGTCTATTGACATGAGCTATCTCCCCATCTAATGTAGATACAGGAGTAGGGGCAATTAGGACACTAGAATTTGTTCTCCTAGCATAATACTTAGGAGTTCCTACTGACGTACTTACATAGGGCCAGTAGTCATTAATAAATTCGTCTGTTCTTTGTAGTAGATTTAATTTCTCTCCACTAACTGTTATGTTAAATTGCTTAACAATCCTCGTTCCAGAAGGGAGAGATACAAATGGATTACTTACCGAAACCGCAATAGATGAATATGTTACTAAACCATAATCATCTAAGTCTCTGGTCATACGACTCTCAGCTTTATTAACAAATTTAGGAATCTGATTAATAAAGTCTGTTGAATCATTCTCGGCAGTATTCTGAATATCATCTACAAGATAAGTATAGCCAACCATAAAAGTAATTCCTTACTAGCCGTAGAAAATGGTAATGGCTGTAGCTGACGAAGCAGCAGAAACCTGTACAATACCCCTTACTCTTGGCCCATAATCTCCCAAATAAATATCTGTTGGGGAACCAGCCTCGTCTGACCATTTCATAACTGTACCTATTGATCCAGTCCCAGTATCTGATACCTTTTGTTTATTTCCAAAGATTACACAGCTTCCACTTGCTACTCCATTTGAATGAACTGCGTAAATTCTAATAAAGTCGTCTACTCTATTTGAACTATTTAAAGTTACTGAAGTAGTAATGTCTACCGCAAGACCGCTTCCAAGACCGCCAGCAGCAACCATAGCTGTTTTAATATTTGATGCCATAGATTATACTCCTTAATATTTAAAATAGAATAGAGGAGGAGAACTAAATCTCCTCCCCCAAACTATATAACACTCTTAACCAGAGTTACCGAAGAACCCTCTCCAATCTGACCACCCAAAGCTATAACGCTCACGAGCTTTAAATCGAAGATTGCCAGTATCAAAATCAGGCTCCATCTTAGTTTGCAATGGAGTACGATTAAACATCTTAGTACCATTAGGAACATTCGTCTTAACGAACCAAGCGTCTGTATCAGTAAATCTACGATTAACAGCAACACCCTTCGGAAGCATTGACATACTCTGGATAGAGTTAATGTCGTTCCAACCAGAAGGATTGGTTACAGCAGCACCTTGAGCGCCACCTGCACCAGATGCTGGTAGATACGTCGAATTAAGAATGGCGTTAGAAGTAGCCCAGTTATCAGCGGAGACATGCAACGATACTGCTGCCCCACCAGTAAGAATACCTCTATCATCCTTAATCTTCTGAATAGTAGTCAAAGCCGCTTCCAACGAAGAAAACGAAAGATCGGCAGCGCCCAAAGAATTGGACTGATTACCATCACCAACAGTTGGGTGAGATGCCGAAAACAAAGGTTCACCATCACCACCCTGATAGGCAGCAACATCAGTAAATCCATTGTTAAAGATATCAGCACCCTTAACCTGTTTGGTATTCGCCATCGCTCTCGCAAGACCTCTTGCACGTAGCTTGGCAAACGTATCATATAGGTTATCTTCCATAGCCTCTTCAGTAACAGCAAAGGCAAGGGCTACAGTCTCAGCAACATAACGTGCCGTGTAACTTTCCTGTGCGTTATCATAACTAATGGAAGCACCTTCACTCTTTACTGGTGCCGTACCGAATCCAGTAAATAGTACTTCTTCTTCAAAAGCCCTATCAGAATTTTCAATATCAAATAGTGGCTGATGTTCATTATCAACTTCACCATACTCAATACCAAAAACTGCGTTTAGGCCAGGAAGAAGTTCTTTAGCAATACTTGCTCTATTAATAGCCATAATTTAATCCTCCTTTAAGCCGAAGCTCTAGCCGAAACGCCAATAGAACCAAATCTATCAAAGTGTTGAATGAGTTTAACTTCTACAACTTGAAAAGCCCTCTCAGCACTAACAGTTATATTGTTTCCTGGCTCATCAACCCAACCAACTACACGAGTCATTCTTTGGGCAGGATTACGAGTACCTGCTGCAATTCCAAATCCTGAGTTACCTGTAATGGTTGAACCTGAACCTAACGTTACATCAAAATTCTGTGAGCGAATATCGCCCACAGATACAGAAGCGTCTGCCTGAATCTCATACACAGTCTGAGGATCATCACTTACAATCCCATATGCATTAGATGCAGAAGTACCAGAAGGCCAATAGCGAGACCATTTAGGCTCTCCATTAGTTTCATAGTAACATCCTTGGAAAACGCCCCACACATATTCAGTAGTCGTAGCAATCACATTTAAATTTCCTGCACTGACTCTAACAAGATCACCAGAAAAAACATCAGTAGCGAGACCGCTAGCAATGTTATACTGGCTATTAGTGCCTGTAGAATTGGGTCTTGATCCATACCTACGTGAAGGAGTGAAGCCCGACAATGCTTTACTTGTGGTCATTTTGCTTCTCCTTTATGTTAAACCAAGCAAGTCTAGTTTTGGAAGGAAGGTTGTCTTCCCTTAATAATCTGAGACTTACTATTATTGGAAATTGGCATTTTAGAATCAGAAGCTCGATCTAACTGTACATCAATAGCAGTCATCAAATCTTCGCTCTTCTTCTGAAAATACTGTGTTCTGGCCGCATGTCTGCCCTTTTCAATTTTAGCTAGGGCGAGGTCGCCACGAGACACTACTCCTGCATAGCGGCCTTCTTCCAACACGATAGAAGATGTAGACATTTCAGGAACTTCATTAGGAGTTACAAAAACCCAACCCTCATTCAACTTTTTACCTACGTTTATATAATCATCAACACCTTTAGTATTGATTCGGACCCAACGAAGGTCCATGTCTTGAGCGTTAAATTTTTCTAACACTAGATCAGGAATACTAAGAGCATCAGGCTCTTCGTAAGTCCACTCTGTTTCCCTAGTTTTGTTCTCTCTCATATCTGCACTACGTGTTTTTTCCATTGGCATTTTAATATCCTCCACGTTTAGTTAAAGTTTCTGTATAATCGCCATCTGCTTGAGTAACTTTAAGCTTTTCGGCGGCATACATCTCAAGCGGTATATCCCATTTCTGGGCCAATCTCATATCATCTTGTGTGAGCTTGACTTTCTTACCCGAAGTTGCAGGAGAACGCGATGCCCCTGAAACAACTTGAGCAGCCTGTGTCGTAGGCTGTTGTCGAATTTCTTGTTCTAGTACTACTTCTTGTCCAAACTTATGGGGAAACTCCTTACGAAGTCTCTTATCAACCTGTTCATAATACTCATCGTCATTAGGATTTAGTCCCACATTCTTTAGTTCTCCATCAATTGCTAATGCAGCAGCAGTCATTACTGTATCTTTACCAAACCATTCGTTATCAGAAGCCCATGCAATAGCTCTAGGGTCTGCTGACTGTCTTTCTTTAGGTGCATTAGCGCGTTGCTGTTCTTCATTTTCTACAACTTTTCTATACTTATCTAAAGCAGCTTTAGATTGCGCTAGATTTTGAATATCAAGTTGGCTCTTATTAAGAGCTTCCTGTGCATGTAAAACTTTTTCAGCTTCCCCACTTTGGTAAGCCTCTAGATAATTGCTTTTTGCTAGATCATATCCATCCTTTAACTGTCTCTCAGAGGTCTCTGTAGAAACAACTTGAGCTTCTGTAAACTCTTTTTCTCTACTAAATAACTTATTATTTAATTGTTCATTCTGTTGAATAAGAGTTTGAATTTGATTATCACGTTCTTTACGTTGATTTACAAGTTGCCTAATTCTTTTCTGAGCGCCCTTTGTCTCTACACCTTCTAGTTCTTTCGGCTCTTCCTGCTTAACTTCTTCAGGAGAATCTAGCCAAGAAGGAATCTCACTATCTTCTTCAACCATAACTTCTTTTGCTGGTTGAGTTTCTTCAGAAGGCTTCTCATCTTTACCTTCAATCTCATATTCTACTTTTTCCTGATCATCTTCTGAATTTAAAGTAACATCAGACCACGTTGAATCACCCATTATTTTTTTCCTTTATTTACACGTTGTTACGAAACCAACGATTACGTTAATATAAATTATAGCATAACTATTTTAGTTATCCAAATCAATGAGACAAATTAAATGTAGGGTCCAAATCCTTTGGATGTTCCACCTTCATCATGATCTGATCATCAAATAAAACTAAAAGCTTAATACCTTTATAGAATAGTTTCGTTCCTGTATGCTTACCATAACAAACATAATCTCCTACTTTACACCAGCTACCTTTGGGAAACTTATCTTTATCTATGTATGCAAGTTCTCCTACAGCCACTACTCTACCAACTGTTGTCAGATAAGCCATATCTGATGTAGTCGAATCTGGTAGTAAGATACCACCTTTGGTAACTCCTTTTACAGATACAGGTCTAATAAGAACATTATATCCAGGCAGGTGGGGTAATACATCAGGATCAGGAATTTCCTTTTCATTGGAAATCCACTGATCATTCTTCACTGCCTTATCCATTGCAACTGTCTGCACTAGTCATCCTCCTCGTCATTTAATCCATGATTACGTCTTGTAATTATTGAAGTAAATTTAGTTCTCGAAAACATAAGTCCTTTGTTATATCCTACGAGATTCTGGTACTCACCAAAATTAGATGCACCCCCTTCTGCAACCACTTCCTTTACTTGATCTAGTTCTTTATTTAGCTCCAGAACAAATTCGTCCCAGACTTCCATTTTATTGACCAGTACCTGTGGTAATGTCTCCAGAACCTCCAAGACACCAATACCCTATTGCCATGCCTATAATAACCCAGACAGGCGCAGTTGTCCAAAACCATCGACTGCATCCACAACCAACGCAATTACAGCCTAGTTTTATAAAACTCTTTATACGATCCATCATTCATTTATCTCCTTTACATTCATAATTTCATTTACTTTAGAAGGAAGTTTAATACTGGCATCTTTAGACTGAGCAGTTTTAGCTAAGTCCATTAGCATATCCAGACCCTTTAATTCCATGTCTTTACTATCAGAGTTTATCATACTTGATAACTTAGTTACAACTTCCAATACTTTAAGTTTTTCAGCAGAATCTAGTTTAGCTTGTTCTGTAGCAACCTTAGTTAGGATATCAATCGCTTTCATAGATTGCTTGGCAGTCCTGTCTAGCTCATTATCTCTCTTAGATACTTCGTCTCTCATACCTTTTTGTAAAATAGTAGCATTTAGTTCAGCTTCCTCAAGATCAAGCTTTCTATTTCCAAGAGCTGCATCTGCACTATCTGTCGCAGCCTTTAGCTGAAGTTTCTGTTGTTCTAGTGCGACCCTAGCTTGTTCCAACTGAACCATCTGTTGTTCAGGTGATGTCTGTTTTCCTGACATAGTTTTGTTAGCCTTGAGAACTTGCTGTGCAGCTTTAGCTTGAGCCATATCAACAATATTCTCAGAAGATGCAGTTTCCTGTGGAAGACGTTTCATAATTTCATTAGTCATTCCACCCACCTGTTCTTGATATTTAAGAACAGAATGCTCCTGAATATTTGCCTGAATAACTGGAACAATCCTTTTCATTATTGGATTAGCCCCATTCATAGGGTCTTGTATGTATGCCATCTTAACCTGGACATGAGCATCATGGTCCTGACCAGGAAATGCTTGTATTGGAATACCCTTAGTAGCAGCCAATATATCTGATACAGGGTCTAGAGGTTTAGCTATTTTCTTAGCTGGTAGAATTTGATCAAGGTTAGGCATGTTAGCACTCTCCAGAATTGTCCTGTTGAGTGCCTCAAGGTTAAACATTCCAGGAGGAGACTGTTGGGCAAGCTGAAGTGTCATTTGAGCTAACATCATCCTGTGTGCATTAGAAGGAATGTTAGGATCACTGACAGGAATAATATCAATTTTACCATCAAAATCATTTTTGAAAATAGTTCTACTAATCCCTGGCATATCATAGGGGTATTCTTGTGGCATAAAATCTGCGTCTATTCGTGCCAATATTTTAAACTCATCACGTTGAGCTTTGTGTAGACGTTTATGAATAGCTGTAAAGAACTTACTAGAAGCCTCTAGTAAAGCCATCGTTGTACCAACAGGACCATATGAAGATGCATCTGATACAACCTGTTCTGTATTGTCAGCAAACTTCTGTCCTGTGGCTGCTACAAACTGTAGCATGTTATACAAAGTTTGAGAAGGTTCTTTATAAGGTAGATTAACAATTGCCTTATTCAAGTCCATTCCTGTTGCTTCTACTTCCTTAAACTCTCCAGGAGAGATAGGTTCATTATCTCCAACAATCCTTACACCCTTGGCTTTAAAGCCACCTGGAAGATTAGCAAACTGAGCTGCATCCACCAAAGCTCTCATAGAGGCTGTAGCTGTCATAGTAAGATTACCCAAGAAATGGATCAATCCTAATCCATAGAAACCAAAACCAGGGACGAATCTATAATGAACAAAATGTAATGTTTTTGATTTCGTGGGATCGTCTGGTTTATAGTTTCTACGAATACTTAGGATTTGTCTAGAGCTTTCCTCAACAGTTACAATATAAGGTAATGCAACTCCATCATCACTTGCAAATGGTTTAGGAAGATCAAGGTAACAATGTTGCTCTAGCAACGTATACTGTGGATCATTATCGCCAGTAGGAGATAATCCTAGAATAGAATCCATCTTAGATGTAATAACAGAAGTGTTGGGAGAAGATGGTAAAGGTAACTCAATATCTCTGTACATATTAGACGCAACTTCTTTTGACATATCCACAGGATTTCTATAAATCACATGGGTATATCTATCTGCTCTCCTAAGATCAGTTGCGTAGTAAGATACATAAAACTGATCAATAGGTACAAATTCAGAACAAGGTCTTTTTAAAGAAGCATCATAATAAACTTTCTTAAAGGCTGATCCTATCAATGGAAGATGAAATAACATTCTTTCAAATTCATCAAAGTATTCAGGCATTTGTTCTGTAAGTTGAAAGTTCATAAAGTCTTGTACACGATTTGCCTGTTGTATTTTTTCGAAAGTCTCGTCTCCCATGATCTGTGCTTTGACAGGTCCAGCAGGAGGAAACAATTCCTGAGAAGCTTTAGCTTGGAATTTAACTGCTGATTCAATTAGTAGAGGATGAACTGCTGTGCAAGCACCTTCGAATGGTTGCGAAGTTGTCTCTAGCTTTAGCCCTAGAAGATCAAATCCTCTTTCAAACATAGACTCCCACTCTGATCTTGAGTCTCTGTCTGTCTCATATTTATCTACAACATCTGAAGCAATTTCTTCAAGGAGATCATCATCAAGTTTTTCAGCTATATTCTCATACCAGTTTTCTTGACCTGTATAATTCTCCTGGTCAAACTCTAAAGTAGTTTCTTCAGATTCTTCAAAATTAAATGTTACGCTACCATCATCATCATCAACTTCAATAGTTGGACCTTCTGTTTCAGTTTCTGTCACTCCACTAATAGGAATTATTTTACCCTGTTGTGAGTCACTACCTACAGGAAATGTGTTTCCCATAAAAGGATTTCGTTCAATTGCCATTAATTTTTCCTTTACTCATCTTTAAAAAGTTTTGTATTCCATAAAGTAAATAATGATTTTATTTTTTCATCAGTATTATTTTTCAAAGCATCAAGGTCAGCTCTTAGTTTTACAACTTGCATATAAGTATCTCTTTTATTGATATCATCTACATCTTTTCTTAACTCTGCTACACCAGTTTTAAGTTTAACAAACATAACAATAATAGAAACTATTGCTAAAACTTGGGGCCAATAAGATGCTATTTGTTCTGCCATGTATATAGCCTCCCCCTTGCTAACTACAGCCCACTATATATTATATAAAATATTTCTTAAATATACAAGTACATTCCTTTATATATATATTTAAGACACATAACTATACATCCCAGTATGCAACCCTCTTCTTCTTTCGTGGTCCTTCTTCCCACTTAGCATCTTCTGGGTGAGTTAATCTCCAAGACTCTCTCATATAATGAATAGCCATTGTTAAGGCATCTACTTGATCATCATGAGCAGCGTGAGGAAATCTTATCAGTTCTTCAATTAAATCATCACCCCATTTTTTATTACAAGGTATCCAAACCCTACCTGCTTCTATCATAGGACTTGCTGCATACACTCTAGCTACCTTATCTCTATCAGGGAGGTACTCCATGACAGGTAAGCCAGCCCTTCTCATGTCCTGGATAAGAGATTGCCCACTTGCCTTCTTTTCTACGATACACACATCTGGCCTGTGTTCTTCGTACAGAAGTTGAGCTAATCTTCTAAGTTCAGGATACTCGTACCTCCCCTTCATATTACCTAACAGTATAAGATTACCCTGGTAATCCTCTTCCCCATCCTCCTCTACTTCATAACCACTAAATATTCCCCATGTCTGTATGACACTAAAATCTGCTGTGGTTTTTGTAGAGAAAGCGGTGTCGTATGTTTGAATAATAAAATCACAGTAGGGAGGATCATCGTATTCCCATTCCTGTATCCACTTCTTTTTTATTAACCCACCCTCTTCAGGAGTTGGGTTCTGCATATACAAAGATTCCCAGTATTTAGAACCATTGCTTGCTTTTATCTCTTGTTCGTCTACCCTTAATACTTCTGCCGATTTCCATTCAGGAAAATAAGAACTACCTACAGGTAAATCAAGTAGTTCACTTGCTTCTTCATCTACCCACGCAGGTATCTTAACTACTTCCCAGGGTTCAATGCCATGTTCAATGAGTTCTTCTTCCTGTTTTAGTAGCCAGCCACACAAATCATCATAATGATATCGCGTATTAATAATAACTATACAACCATTGGGCATGATTCTTGTTCTTAGCCCTGCTGGATACCATTCTTTTACATATCGTCTACCTGCTTCTGAAAAAGAATCTTCTTCAGACATCACATCATCTAATATAGCTATGTGTGCGCCCCTACCTGCAATTTGTGACCTCACACCTGCTGCATAGTAGGTTCCACCTAGGTTTGTTTTCCATTTACCTGCTGCTCTTACGTCTGCGCGTAGGGATACAGCAGGGAATATGTTTGAAAACTTGTCTGTATTAACAATATCACGTACTGATCTACCAAAATCACTAGATAATTGGTCACTATGGGATACAGTCAGTATCTCATGTTGTGGATTTCTACCAATATACCATGCAGGAAAGAGTTTAGAACAGATAACAGACTTAGAAGACCTAGGTGGTAGGAATACCATCAGTCTTTTTATCTCACCACTCTCTATTTTCTGTAATTTATCAGATATAATCTTAATATGCTTACCCATTTTCCAGTCATGGACTAGATCAGGGGCTACATAACGTACAAAGGTTAAGAAATCGTTACTAGTTTTAGTTAATACCCTGCGTTTTAGTAGGTCTTGTACGCATAAATAGCTTTCTAACTTAGTAATCTCTGTAAGTTCTGTAGATAGAGGACTATCTCCTACAATATCTGTAGATATATCTATCATTTTTGTACCAAAAACACCTTATGTATATATAATTATCTTAATTATTATTAATAATAGTTACATCTAGTTATAAGTTTTATCTAACCCTTATATTTATATAGATTATACAGCCTATAGTATGGCTTTTGCAAGGACTTTTTTTAATATTTTTTATTTTGATGATAACCCCTTGATTTTAGGTACATATATGTCAGGGTGGTTTTATATATATAGACACGCGCGGTTTTCTTGGGGTGGGGGGGCGACCTAAGAGGTCACATTTTTTTATCCTGGAGATTACAAGAACTACGTTCTTGTCTAGTTATTAACTACTACTTAGCTTTCTTCGAAAGCAGTAGTTAATAACTAACTAACTGGTTTGATTTTGGATTTTGGGGCTGAACTGTGATGTAAACATCACAAACCATAGGGTCTTACTAGACCCTATAATAAAAATATCACCCTCTTTGTTCCAAAGAGTTACATTTTTACCACACTGTTACTACAAGCCTCAACTACTATGTAGTTGATATAACTAGTAAATCTCAAGCGTTTGCTACGTGTTGCAGATATATCACACATGATGATTTGCTTTAGCAAATGACGAGACTTGACAACCCAATGATTAAACTAATTATATATCTACTACTTAGCTTTCTTTGAAAGCAGTAGATAGATAATTAAAACAGAAAAGGGAACTGACCATGAAGACATCACGATTAGTGATCGAGGTTCAAGACCATCTTGATACCAAGTTTGGTATCAATGAATTCAACGTCTTCCCATCCATAGGATGTGAAGGTGAGGTTGAGGTTTACACCCAAGAGGGTGAGCATGTTCTTTGGGCCGAAAGCGTCAACGAAGTTGAGGAGATAATCACATGATGATATTCGATTATGAATCGAAGAAGGCCATGAAAGCTTCCACAGGAAGTCCATTGAACTACATTGAGACTTCAATGTTTGGTCCTGAATATGTTTCTGATGGAAACATAGTGGGATGTAATCGTCCTCACATGACAGGTCATAAGCGTGAGTTCTTCGCAACTGTCACGATGAATAATGATATTATTGAGAAGGTGGAATAATGCTAGAGGCATTAGAATATACAGCAATGGTATTAGCTCCAGTGTTTGTTGGGGCTGTCCTATTCCTAATAGGAATAGTAATTGTCCAGTATTTTGTGAATCCCTATAGGGTCTTTCGTAGAAAGGGTCCAAAGGTATTTCGTAGGAGGTAATAAAATGACAGATAGAATGAAAGCTTGGAGAGCTTTACCTAACCCAAAAATGAGTTGGGAAGAGTTTAAACGCATGATGCCAGTGTTCAATGATGATTTGAAGGCGCTCATGGCATGGAGAAAAAAGAATTTGCAAGGGTAATTATATCTCTCTACTTAGCTTTCCTTGAAAGCAGAGAGAGATAATTAAATAAGGAGAAGTTGCATGTTTAACGCCACAAACGATGGTGAGATGAAAGGCTTTAGATTAAAGTTTGAAAATGGCTGGACAGTTTCTATACAATTTCATGAGCGCAATTATTGTGATAAAGATAACTCAACTGCCGAGATGGCAGCTTACGATAAGCATGGCAATTGGTATAAGTTTGATTACAATCACATGGACTTCGAGGAACAAATCATTGGCTGGCAAACGCCAGAACAAGTTTCAGATTTTATGCATATCATAAGAGGATTAGGCGATGAACAAAGTTCATTTCTCAGTGATGACAGGAAAACTGGCTGACTTCAAAGCAATTAATACTAACACCAGCACCAATTCATTTTGTATTAAAATGAATAGCGCTAAAAAGAAAACTATCTGTAGCGTTTGCTACAGTCATTCGATGTTGAATACCTATCGCAAGAACATGGCACCTGCGCTACAGCGTAACTCTGACCTGCTATCCTCTAGACCACTAGAGGAAGAGGAAATACCAAAGGTATTAGAGGCGTTCATTCGTATCCACGCGCATGGTGAGTTAATAAACCAACAACATCTAGCTAACTACGTAGTAATAGCTAGAAGTAATCCACACTGTATCTTTGCATTGTGGACTAAAAGAAAAGATATAATCTTAAGATATTTTAAAGAACACGAGAAGCCAACCAACTTAATACTGATATATTCCAACCCTAATGTTGGAACTATACTTGATACCTCGCCTGAATACTTTGACAGGACATTCAATAATGTTCCAGAGGAACAAGACATTGAGAGACAGAATTGTACAGGTCAGCAATGTAAGAACTGTATGCTATGTTATACCCCAAACAATGGGGTATCTGTCATAGTTGAAAAAGTTAAATCATATGGTAGAAAGGTTAAATAAAATGCAGTGGAAGCGTGATGAATTTGAAGCATGGGAACAGCTTATTTTTCAGAAAACAATAAAGGTACGCAAACAAAACAATTATGGCAGAGAATTACACTATCCTACTGATAGTGTTGGAGAATTTTACTGTAGACTATGTAAGACTGATACATTCACAGAACATATGATGGACGAGATGAAGGACGTAGGATTTATCTTCTCTACATATGCCGAGCAAGTGTAGTATATAATATACATGCCAGCTAGTTACTGGCTAGTCAGGTTCAGGTTCCCTGATGATAGTGAAGTGGTGCTGACTCGCCACAAAAAAGAACCTACAACAGGGGGAAGAGTGGAGCGCATAGCTAAGAAGCTCTTCCCCCACATTATTCCTGAAAGGAATATACTATGACTAAATCATGGGAATATCTTACCAAAGGCAATCACTGGGTAGAACTCATCAAGGATAAGTACGAAGAGAAAGCAAAGGACGAGCGCCCCATTCGCATCAAGTTTGCCACAGGTAACTACAAGGTAGTTAAAAATGTAGCCTTTCTCCCAGAGGGAGAGCCTACCTATTTCAAATCCACGTAACACTTGAACTAATTAAGGCTGTGTAGTAGAGTATCTTACGATACTACACAGTCTTAATTAATCTTCAGAGGTAACCAATGAAAACAGAACTGAAAACTATGCAAAATATTATGAAGCTGCTATCGCAGGTAGAGGATAACACCCTAGCTATAGAACGACTAATCAATTACCAAGCCGTAGCTGCAAGAAATAAATTTCTTGAGTCTAAGGAAGAGTTTGAAAATGATATTTAAAAGTAACGACGTAAAGGATCAGGCGATGCAAGATAATACACCTCTCTCCACGAATAGTTCTATGAAATCTTTTGATGGGGTGCAACCAGCAATGTTTACAGTGAAATCCCATGACGTGTGTAGTAATTGGTTTGGTAATCGGCCACCAGTTTATGCAAAGGATAAAAAGATACTGCTGAAACACTCAGAGAATGAGGCTGTTAGCTACCTAAGTATTGTCAACAATTCTTACAAGGTTATTGAGAATAAAGATTGGGCTGCACCCATCCATGAGCAAATGATATCTTCTTTTGGAGAGGATATGTTTTCAGGTAACCCAGACAGTTGTGAAACAAAGACAACGCTTACTAAAAATGGGGCTGTTACGTTTGTATACTATACATTCCCAGCCATCTCTACAGATATCTTCACTACTAATGGACACGCTACCTCTCTTAAATTAAAAGTAATCGTTAAGAATACCTTTGATAGTTCAGGTAAACTCCTACTATACATTGGTAATATTGACTCATTCTGTTCGAATGGTTTGATAACTGGACAATATAATATGGTTAGCCATTCTCATAGGAGTTCATTTAAAGTTCTTGATTTTACTTCTACATTTAAAAATGCTTTAAAGGAGTGGCGAACAGACAGTCTTAAATATAGAAAGATGGCTTTAGCCAAGGTTAAAGATGAAGATGTTTGGAATTTGATATACCAAATGTGTGACAGTAAACACTACGCATCATCCCAGGAGATGATTACCCTGCCTCCAAATGAATTAGAAAGAACTCTCTCTTGGAAATTATATAATAGATATCTTTCAAAAGAAAAGAGGCAGCGTGGCAGTAATATATTCTCTGTAATGTCTACGCTTACCCATTATTCTAGCCATAACTCAGATGACTTTGATATGCGTAGGGGTAATCCTGATACCATCCCAACAAGAATACAGACAAGGCAAGAGAAGGTAGCTAAGTGGATGGATAGTGAGGTTTGGAATAACTTTGTAGCTCAACGTGTGACAGTATAATATAATGGAAGATACTAAGGAAGAAACTAAACGTATACAGGAGCTAGGAGATGAATTTTTTGAGCAGTTAATTGACACTATAAATATTCTCTTTGATCAGGCCGAGGAGGCACAACAAAGACCAACGTATGTCATTAACGTAATGGTTTATCAGATACTAAGGATATGTGAAGAGCGTTACAATTATAATCCTGCACTATTGATAGGCCATTTAAAAGAAACTTTAGAAAAATTACATCTTCAAAATATAAATGAAGAGGTAGTTCATTAGAACTGAATACCCTCTCGTAGCTCAATGGATAGAGCGACAGCCTTCTAAGCTGTAGGTTCCAGGTTCGAGTCCTGGCGAGAGGACCATTTAATATAAGCGCGTGTAGCTCAATGGTAGAGCATCAGCCTTCCAAGCTGTGGATAGGGGTTCGATCCCCCTCACTCGCTCCACCATTAAAATTAAAAGAAAGGATAACAGATGGATATGATACCTATCACTCAATGGTGTGATACTGCTGACGCAGTTAATACAATTATTCATTCATTGGAACGTCCTAATGAACAAACTCTAATAGAGTTAGGATGTCACTGGGTTCCCAAGATAATGCCTATTGCTGGTAAGATAATAAAGGTAGAGAAAGAATACTTTCTCTTTGGTAAAATATTTTACTTACTTAAGATAGAACTTGCTGGAAATTTTGAAAATAAATATGGCTATACTTTATGGAGGGGTAGGCCACCATTAGGGACAGTGTTATGAACAAAGAAATGTACGATAAAATCCCATACAAATGGGCAGAGACTGTACGACAGCTTAGATATGATACAGGCATCACTCAAACTGAGTTAGCACATAGGGCTGGTGTAAATCGAGGCCATATCTGGTGTGTAGAGAATAGGAAGAGGAACCCTACGATAGCAGTGTTAGAAGCTCTCATAAATTCTATGGGTCATACACTAGAAATATATAAGGTTGATGATGATGACATTTAATTATAAAGATCACGCAGAAGTACCATCAATTTATGTGTCTTACCTCAACGCAGTTATAAACGAGGGAGAAAGTTTTAAAGGTATACCTATAGAAGATATTAATTATTTTCTAAATCAGATGGAAGAATGGTATGCTCAAGAAGAACAGTGCAATCTTGATTAATATTTAATGAAAAGGAATTGTTAAAATGGTAGATGCAATTAACTCAGTAGAACTTGAAGATCATATCAAACATTTAATGTTGGAAGGTAAGGAATCTTCTACGAAGGGATGGGTTATGACTGATATCTTATCTGATGTGTTGGAAAAATGGGGTGTACCTGCCAGAGATTACTCTTATACTTATATAGTGAGTAACTTTGGTTCAAATGAAGTACATGACGATGACTGATGGGGACATAAACTATTTAATGCGTGATAACATGGGACTCACAAGAGCTTTATATAAATGTTATAAAAGAAACATGGAGCTAGTGTCCCAGGTTGAATATCTTAGTGCAACAATTAAAAAGGTGGAGGATCAACTGGAATTAATCACAGTTGATGCATTAAACAAATGAGAACAATTACTATTATAACTTGTATGCTGGTTGTTGCATTTAGTTTACCATTTTTACACCAGTCTCAAGCATCTAATGATAATTATATAGAAGAGTTATATGATGGAGAACTTCTTACAGGATTTATTGAAGAGGCATATGTTACTTCCATACAAGAACAATGCTTAATAGAAACTATTTATTTTGAATCGAGAGGCGAGCCATTCCTGGGACAGGTAGCTGTCGGTGTAGTGGTTATGCGTAGGGTTCAATCACCTAATTTTCCAGATGATATCTGTGCTGTAGTACATGCTGGTAGATATTGGAAAGGTAACCCTATACGCAACCAGTGTTCCTTCAGTTATTTTTGTGATGGTAAAGCAGAGACTATCTTTGATGAACAGGGATATCTTACAGCACAAGATGCGGCAGCACTTGTCCTTATGGGTGTAGTGGTAGATAATATGGAAGAAGTAGTTTACTATCATGCTACATATGTTAATCCAAGATGGTCTTCTCAGAAGAAGAAAGTATTTCAAATAGGAAAGCATATTTTCTATAAGGAACGATGATGTCAAAAAATAAAAAGGATCAAAAGAAAACATACAAAGAACTTGTGGCCGAGTACCAACGTGAAGGTTATGATTCAAAGACAGCTAGAAAATATGCTTCGCAAGATATGTATGAACTTATGTCTGAGAAGAAACTCAGAAATTATAAAAGGAACGACGCATGAATTACACACTATGCTATTGGCATAAAAATAAATTAAGTAAAGTTATGTCTTCACATAGTAAGAAAGAACTACAAGAAGAAATTATTAATAGGGAAGGTCTAGCTAGAACCCTTGGTATAAAATCTTTTAATAAAGTATATAGTATTAGGAGTAACTGGTGTGGAACGAACTAGTTTTATTAAGCACTTAGAGTGTGAAAATTGTGGGTCAAGTGATGCCAACTCTTTGTATGAAGATGGTAATCAATACTGTTTCTCATGTGGTAATTTTATAGCTTCAGGAAAGAAAGATAATATGAATCAGGATCAACGTGTTATTAAAGCTCCCATCCAAGGGGTAATAAACAATGTATTTTCGACAGGTGAACTGTCTGCTTTACAGAGTAGGTCTATTAAGAAAGAGGTGTGTGCTAAGTTTGGTGTGACAGTAGCTAACAATGGTAACAAACATATCTATCCCTACTATGACCAGGATAAAAACCATGTAGGTAATAAGGTTAGAGATGTACCTACCAAAAAGTTTTTAGTTGAGGGTAGTACATCGAATGCTGCTATGTTTGGACAACATTTATTCCCAGCCAGAGGGAAGTTTATTACCATCACTGAGGGTGAGGTTGATGCTCTATCTATATACCAAATGTTTGGTGAGAAGTGGCCTGTAGTATCTGTCAGGCATGGTGCCGCCAGCGCACATAAGGATTGCCAACAGCAGCTTGAGTATCTTAGTTCATTCGATCAAGTTATTGTTTGTTTTGATAATGATGATGCAGGTAAGAAAGCATCGCTTAAAGTTGCTAAGTTATTTAAACCAAACAAATGTAAGATTGTTAGCCTTGAATATAAAGATGCTAATGAGTATCTATGTGCTGGTCAGACACAATCCTTCGTAAGAAAATGGTGGGATGCCACC